TCTACAAAGGTTAATACTATCAGTCCTAGACTGATGCTCATTACATACTTAATTGTTTTCATTTTGATTTGGTTTTTGAGATTATTATTTAGATTAATTAGTACTCTTGCAGGGTTATAATCCCTGATACATATCAGTACATATGACAGTAGTCCTATGTATAGGTAATGTTCCTATTGGACAAGAGTAATACTGTTGTAATGTGTAGTTCCTACTATTCTTCCTTGACTATGTTTCTTAATAAACTATTAGGACTTAGTTATTAACTACTTTCAAAGAGGGTATTTCAACCTATACTTTGGCCAAAGCATCTACACATGTATTTACAACAGTAATATCCCTCTGCACTCAGTTGTAATACCAACCTGATATTTTTGCACTCCACATGGTATGGACTAACTCTCATTGCTGAGACTGCATATTTCCTGGTTTACAACTGTCTACCCTTGGGAAGTAGATATGGTGCATTACAAATAGACTACCCTTATACAGAGTAGTCTGTTGTATTTAAAATAGAAGCTTTAAACCTTCTATATTTTTTTCTTTCATCATCAAGCCATATGAATCATTTGCCGGATACTCATAGTTGATATAATATTTAGCTTTAAACTCTAATAAATTTAGAGCATTACTAATATCTATCTGAATGTGATCTGCAAACTCTTTTTGCTCAATTGTGAATTGTAACTGATTATCTTTATTAAGAACATCAGCTAATAGGATTGGTCTTTGTACTACTTCATGTTTTCTTCCTTCAAGACCATCTATGAAGAACTCTTCAGTAGTGAAGTATGGAAAGTATACTCTTAGTCTAAGAGTTCCTTCATTGAAAACAATGTCATGTGTGATGTGATTTTTCATGGGATTTAATTTTAGATTATTATTTAGATTATAGATTTTACAAAGGTTTCCGGAAGCATTTACTGTCTTAAAGCAGATAACACTAATAACAATAATAGTAATAGTAGTAATACTGGTTAATATATGAGTATACACACTATATATGTTACTTACAGGGAAATGCTTAATCATGATTTAGCTATATTATTAAGATATACAGCTAGTTATACTATTCTGAACATAGTGCTTAGGTTGAGTTAGTAGTGAGAGTTTGACACCTTTCACCACTTTCACACACACTTTCACAAGAATTATAAAAATATAACTACTTGATTATCAGATACTGAGTCTCATTGTTACACACGGTGGAGACAAAGTATTTATACTTTACTGAGTAGAAATAATAATATTATTACACAGGATAAATACTATTAAGTAGTGAGTAGTACACGCTACTGTGTACATTTGTAGAGCTATTAATGCTGACAAAACATAATTTCATTATGCAGACACTACTATTTATTTATTATAAAGCTTGATAACAAGATTTATATTAAATAAATGGCTGATTGAAAGAGGGAAAACAAAAAATACTAATGACCTAAGTCATTAGTATCTCTGTTACTACATCCCGTCTAAGTTATCATCAACAGGTTCATCTACAAACTGTACTGCTACAGTTCTCTTAGCTGCTACAGCTGTCCCATTGCTTAACTTGTCTGCAAGTCTATCTGCAAATTTATCTGCTAAAACAGATGAAGCAGAAGCAACAGCATTAAGCCTTGCAATGTCCTTGTTAAATGTTCCAGTATCCAATGTGAAGTTTCCGTCACGCTTTTGAACCAGGTTCATTTCATCCTCCATTCCAATGTAGTTTGTAATGAACTGTATCTCTCCATTAGGCCCTAATGAAGGATACTGTTTGAAGTTAGGAGAATTTTTGTAATCCTCTAACTCTTGTGTTGTTCCAACTACATTGTAGATGTGGAATACGTTACCCTTTTTAGATCTTGGGCTTGCTACATAAATTGCTTTCATGTTGTTTGGTTTTTGTTTGTTAATAATTATTTTATTATAAATTAAGGGCTGATAAGAAGAGGGAAAAGAAAAAACTATAGAAGCCTAAGCTTCTATAGTCTGAATTCTACTGTTGGGTAGAATCCATACTGTTGACAGAGCAACAACTGTTGTGTTACTCTTGCATCTGACATCATAGATATGTCTTCTTCTTTATATGTGCATCTACTGCACTCATTTACTATTGTATCTTTTGCATCTGCAAATACTAAATGCATTGCTGTTTTGTAAACTATTAATATTGTTTCCATAATGTTTAAATTTTAATTCAAGTTAAAGGCTGATAAAAGAAAAGAAAAAGTCCTAAGACTTTTTCAGTGTGAGTTAATAACTCTGCTATGTATACTTATCATATAGATATATAATATAAGATCATTAGTTCACTTCAATATTATATTCTTAATTTAAATGAAAGGTTGATTGAGAGAGGGAGAAAAAATTACAAACCAAAGTATCTGTGATGAGTATTTTTCTACAGATATAAAATCTTTTATTTTAATTATATATCAAATACATGGCTGACCAAGCACCGGGGGGTAGGGGGTAAACGCGTGGGGCCGGGGGGTTGGATATTAGGGGGCCCACAGCATCTCTAATATAGAACATCCCCAAATACCCATATGGATCAAGTCATGTCAGCAATATTACCAGGGGGTAAGTTACCATGTGGTAATATGACCGGGGTAATTATATTTGTATATTTGTTATATGAAAGTTGAGATATTTACTATTACGTTTAACAGCATGTATATCATGCCTTTTTTTATTGAGCATTACAAGGAGAGATTTCCAGATGCTGTTATAAATGTTTATGATGATGGTTCTACTGACAGCACTGCTTCCTACTGTAGGAACATGGGTTGTAATGTTGTTGATATACCACAACCTTCTGATTGTTTGTCTGGTGCTGAAAGGACTAATGGTTTAAGAACAACAGATGAACAAAGAAAGATTAACCATTTACATAAGATTAATGATTTAAGGGCTGAGTATTGGAAACAATCTAAAGCAGAATGGGTGATAGTTGTAGATCATGATGAGTTAGTAGAGATTTGGGAAAAGGATTTACCAGCTATAGAAAATTATGATCTAATAATTTTTGAAGGTTATAACATGTATAATGAAACAGGGAATCCTGAAGTTGATCTAAGAAATTTAAAGTTTGCTGTTGATAGAACTTATGACGGAGAGTCTCATTTGTATGACAAACCTTTGATGATGAGAAGCAATGCAAAACTTAAAATTACAGGAGGTGGTCATAGTATAGTTACAGAAGAAGGATTAACGCAAAGTGAATTAAAGATTTCTGATAAAGAATATAAGATGTACCATTATCCAAAACGGATATTATCAAAAGAAGCATTTTTAAATTACTTTAGATTTTACATAAACTTACCTGATCATGAATTTATACCACAAATAGAACAACTGTATTTAAATTTTACAACTAACATTAAGCTTGTACAAATAAGATGAATCCTCATGATATAACAAAAGAGTTTGAAAAAAAACTAGCAGACTATACTGGGGCACCTTATGTTGTTGCTATTGATAATATGAGTAATGCTTTGTTTCTGGCTTTGTATTATGAAGGTATTAAAGATATAGAGGTTGAAATACCTTGTAGAACTTACCCGTCTGTTCCTTGTGAAATAAAACATGCAGGGGGTATTGTTAAGTTTTATGATGTGCCGGGGGATAAAATAAAAGGATGTTATCAGTTGAGACCTACACGCGTGTGGGATTCTGCCTTACGCTTTACAGCAGATATGTATATACCAGGAAGTCACATGTGTGTTTCCTTTACTGGACCATATAAACATTTGAAGCTTGGTAAAGGTGGTGCAATACTTACTGATGACTATGATGCATATCTTTGGTTTAAGAAAGCTAGGTTCAGCGGTAGGAGTGAGTGTTCTTATTTAGAGGATGACTTTACTATGCTAGGTTGGAATTTTTATATGATGCCTGAGATAGCAGCAAAAGGATTACAATTAATGGGTCAGTTTTATAAAAGTGATGGTAGTAAAATAAGTACTGAAGATTTGGAATTAGAATATCCTGATCTTTCTAAATTTAGTATATATGTTTCTTAGTGAAAAACAATTAAAAAAAATAGGGCTGGGGTCCTATGGAAAAGATGTATTAATTTCTGATAAGTGTAGTATCTATAATCCTGGTAATATACACATAGGAGATAATGTAAGGATAGATGATTTTTGTATATTGAGTGCTGGTGAAAAAGGTATTGAGATAGGGAGTCATGTGCATATTGGTTGCTATTGTTCGTTCATAGGTAATGAAAAAATAACAATGAAAGATTTTTCTGGGTTATCAAGTAATGTTTCTATCTATTCCTCAACTGATGATTTTACTGGTAGTTTTTTAGCAGGACCTTGTGTACTAGAAGAATTTAAAAATATGGTATCAAAACCTGTGACTCTAAATAAACATGTAGCTATTGGTACTAAGTCATCTATATTACCTGGTGTAGAAATAGGTGAAAACTCAAAAGTGTATGCTCATTCTTTAGTAACAAAAAGTTTTCCAAGTAACGTAATTATATTTGGTATTCCTGCTAAAAAAATAAAAAATTTAAAAAATAGTTTAGAGCATTTAGAAAAATTGTTTCTGAGTAAAAAAAATTATTAGATTTGTACCATCTAAAGTTAAATGCTGTTTCCGCTCATATGCTTTTCCTTTTGATGTCAGCCCTGGACCTATTTCCCAGGGCTTTCTTTTTAACAACTTGTTCCTACAGAACAACAACATACACTCCCCCTGTGGATAGTATCCATAGGCTCAGTGCCAGGAGGGCATACCATAAGAACTGCTCGCTCACTCTCTGGCCTTCTCTGCGCAGGAAAGCTGTCAAGTATAACTGTTAGCAACACCCAGAAAAGTTCTCTTGGCCAGAGATTACTATCTGGGTTTTTTGTTTTAATTTTGTTTATCAAAAAATTAATCACATGAAAAAGATAGATATGGGGAAGTATGTTCTCCTTGTTGGTAAAGATGCAACAGAACCTTTTGATTATTATGGGGTAGAAGAGATGCACGGGTTAAACCGTAAAGATGCTCAGGCAGAAGAAGTAGATAAGACTGTTGGTAATGGTGTGTATATCTACGGATGGAACAACTATGATCCGCGCGATAAAAAGTTGACGGCTAAAGCTCCGTACAAACCATTCTTGTTTATTAACCTAGGTACATTTAGTAGATACTCTCTTACAGAAAAATGTACAGCAGTTATGCATGAGACTATGCACATGGCTATACTGTTAGATAACTATAATATCAAGGATAAGGAAGAGGAGGCAGTAAGCTTTGCTGAAGAAGAAGCAAACAAGATTATTGCAAAGTTGGGCTTTGCAAAAAAAGAACAACCTAAAAAAGGTTTCTTCAGTAAATAATTTTTTTATATTTGTTGAACTATGAGCAAGTCAAAATCTAAAGATCCAGTTACACTACTTGAAGTTGTCCTTACTGAGAACAACACATTTGAAATCAGAATGGGTAAAATAAATACAGCAACTATTCCTGTTGTGGTAGGCTTATTAGAAAAAGTAAAGTTTGATTTGCTGATCAGAGAATATGATGAGGTAGAAGAAAAAGAAGAGCTACCTGTTAATTTTATAAATCAAAAATTTGACGCATGATGATTCAAAGATGTATGAAGAAGCCAGAGTATTATGATGCTTTAAGATATACTGAAGGTGACAGAGAACAAGTATTTAGTTTTGCACCAAATGCAGAATTTATTATGTTACTTAAAACTTTGACATTGTTTGTTACATGTAAACTGGGTCCTAAAAAGGTATTACCTGGTGACTATATTTTAAAGAGTAATACTGGTGAGTTGTTTGTATTTACACCTGAAGAGTATGAAAACAAATTTGTGAATGTAAAGAGAACAGAGCTCAAGTGAAATATATAAAGAACCCTGTAATAGTTGATGCGGTTCAATGGGTAGGGAATAATAGAAATGAGATTGAAGATTTTGCAGGTGAGTACTGTGACTTTGTAAATAATAGTTTTCTATTTGTATTCTCTCCTGAAGGAACACTAAGAGCATCAGAGGGTGACTATATAATTAAGAATAGTAACGGTGGATTTTATATATGCAAACCGGATGTGTTCAAACTAAATTATAAACAATTAAACTAGTGATATGAGTAAGACAAGTAACCGTCAAAAGCTTGAAGTCTTAAAAGGATGGCTTCATTATTTAGTAATCAATAAAAGTAAAAAGTAATGAGTGAAACAGTAGTAAGTATTCCAGAAGATGCAGGAATATTAGGTATGAATGAAAAGAAAGTGCTTTCATTTGGTGAGCAGTTAGTTGGGATTGAGTTCAATCCATCTAATGATGCTGGTGTGGCTAAAGTAAAAGAATTGTATGCTGAGATTGCAAATATTCTTAAAGACTCATACCAAGAGGGCCCAGGAAATCCAATTAAAAGTTTACTATTTGATCATGCTGTAGGAGAATTAGTAAGTGCACAAATGGCAGTAGTAAAAGTAATCACGTTTAAATAAAAAGAAAATGAAACTATTAGGAAAAAGAATTTTGATTAATGTACCGGTAATTGAGAAAGCGGTAATTGAGTTATCACCAGCGCAAGAAGCAGAGCGTGAAAGAGATGCTATCAAGAAATGGACTGAACTAGAAGTTCACGCCATAGGAGATGAAGTAGAAAAAATAAAAGCTGGAGACAAAGTTTATGTTCAGACATATGCTTTAGAAGGAGCTGAAAAGATCATGATTGGTGAGGAGATGAAATTGTTAATAAGAGAAAGTGAAGTTGCAATAATATACTAGTATGAATGAATTGCGTTATGAACAGTATAACAAAGCTATTATGAAAGATCTGAAAAAAGAGAATGTTTCTGTTATGCAAGAACCTAAGTGGGTTGATATCCATAGATGGGCTAACAACACTTCTCCTACTGAACAACCAAGTGCATTAAGACCTGAGCATTACGGAGGAGCTGATAATAAGTATGAAGTATTTAATGTATTAGAAGCATGGGGTCTAGATAAAGACTTCTACTTAGGTAATGTAATCAAGTATGTTGCACGAGCTGGTAAAAAAGATCCTGCAAAAAATAAAGAGGATTTACAAAAAGCTTTAGTATATTTGCAGAGAAGAATTGATAGTTTATGAAAACGGCAATATACATTATGACAGTTATAGTCATCATGAGTATGTTTATAATACAAGACAAGTTGAGAAAACCTGTGTATAATAAAATGTACAATGTATGGAATGAAGACACGGATAGTATCCTTGTTGCTAATGTTATTATGATTATAATGTTGTTTATTTCATTTCTGTTGGGTTATTTCATGTAGATTTTTTTTTTGTGTTGATTTAAAAAAAGTCCTTGGTTTAATTACTGAGGACTTTTTTTTATGATTAATTTTTAGTATATTATATTATATAATCTTTAAAATTTAGAAATCATGCCAGAAAAATTTATACCTCAATCTCCAGATCCATATTTAAATCAAGATGCTGAAGCATCATTAGTAAAATTTGGACACTTAAACTTTTTGTTAGATCAGTGTAACAATAATGTTTTTGCAAATAATACAGCAGCAAAAGCTGGTGGATTAAAAAAAGGTGATTTTTACCGTAATGGTGATGGTCAAATATTTATTGTAAAAGATTAAGCTATGAGCTTCTTAGGTCAATTTAGTTTTGGGTACCCTGTTACAACCCAAAATATTATAACAACAATACCTGATGATGCTATCATACCACTATCTATTGGGAGCAGTTTACAGGGAAATGTTCTTGGTACATCATTTGCTGATTTAAAATCTCAAGTAAGTAGTAATTCAACTTGGGGTAGTATTACTGGAAACATATATGCTCAAAATGATTTAATAAATTTAATAAATCAATCAAATGGTCCACGTTATATAGGGGAAAAATTTGGAGGTGGTGTTATATTTTATTTGTGGAAAGATGAAAATAATATACAACATGGTTTAATTACTAGCATAGTTGATCAGTCAACTTTTGTTCAATATAGTAATGTATATGGAAATATTGGAGCATCAACAACTTGGAATGGTCAGCTTAATACAAGTTTAATGGCTGCACAGGCCGGAGCAACATCTGGTGCTTGGAAACTTTGTAATGATTATGTTTATAACGGTTTTACTGATTGGTATTTACCATCAGTAGATCAATTAAATTTATTATATAATAATAGATTTCTTGTTAATAAAGCATTGGCAACTGTATCTGGTGCTACACAACTAGCGGAACTAGATTACTGGAGTAGTTCACAGGTATCTGCATTTTTTAATGCATGGACATTTTATTTTTCATCAGGTTCTTCATTTGTTCAAGATAAAAGTATTAATAAAGCTGTAAGAGCAATTAGAGAATTTTAATATAAAAAATGTTATGAGTTTTTTAGGACAATTTAATTTTGGATATCCGGTGATATCTCAAAATATTTTAAATAGTATACCTGATGAAGCAGTATTACCATTTTCAATAGGCAATAGCTTACAGGGTAATATACTTGGTATAACCTTTGGTGATTTAAAATCTCAAGTAGGTGGTAGTTCTACATGGGGTTCTATTACTGGAAATATTTATGCTCAAAGTGATTTAATAAATTTGCTTAATAATAAGCAAGATACATTAAATTCTGGTAGCAACATTAAAACTATTAACGGTTCTAGTATATTAGGTTCAGGTAATATAGTTGCTGGTATGCCTAGTTTTATTGAATATGATGAAGCTAGTAAAACATTTTGGAATAATGGTACAGGCAATATTGCAAATAATTTATCTTATGGTGAAAGCAGTTTAATATCAAATACTTCAGGTAACAACAATACAGGACTTGGACACGGTTCTTTACAAAATAATACAACAGGTGCTAATAATACAAGTGTTGGTTATTTAGCTATCCGCAACACAACAACAGGTGGTTCTAATACAGCAGTTGGTTCTCAAGCACTTCAAAATAATACAACAGGTACTAATAATGTTGCTGTTGGTGCAGAATCATTGATAAATAATACTACTGGTTATCAAAATATAGCTTATGGTAGAAATACATTAAGATCAAATACGACAGGATACGCAAATACTGCACTTGGTCATAGTGCTTTATATGGAAATACAACAGGAACACTAAATGTAGCTGTTGGAGATGGATCATTACAATCAAATACAACAGGTAGTGAAAATGTTGCAATAGGTAGAGCATCTTTATTAAGTAGTACTACTGCTAGTAGAAATACAGCAGTAGGTGTATCTGCTTTACAAAATAATACAACTGGACCTAATAATGTTGCTTTAGGAGCTACTGCATTATTAAGTAATACTACAGGTTCAAACAATATAGCATTAGGGGTAGCTGCATTATTAACAAACACAACTGGGAGTTTTAATTCTGCTCTAGGAACAAATACTTTATACACTAATAGTACTGGTTCACTTAATGCTGCTTATGGAAATGGAGCACTTTATAGTAATACTACTGGTGAATCTAATATTGCTATTGGTTTTAATGCATTATACAATAATAGTATAAGTAGTGAGAGTGTTGCTGTTGGTGTATATGCTTTATCTTCTTTTAATAATAATACTACATTAAGTTATAATACAGCAATTGGTTATAAATCACTAACTACTGCAACAACAGGTACTTATAATACAGGTGTTGGACATGAATCACTTAAATTAAATACAACAGGTAGTTATAATACTGCAGTTGGTAAAAGTGCATTACAAAGTAATACTACAGCTAATAATCAAACTGCTGTAGGTCATAATGCATTAACATCATCAACAGGTGCTGCAAATACTGCATTAGGTGCATCTGCTGCATCAACACTTACTACAGGTACTGCAAATGCTGTTATAGGAACAGCAGCTGGTAATAACTTATCAACAGGTAGTGCTAACACAATGGTTGGTAATAGTGCGGGTGCTTCAGTAAGTACAGGAAGTAATAATGTATTTATTGGTGCAGTTACACAAGGCCTTGCTGCAACATCAGGTTCAATTGTAATTGGTAGTAATGCAGGAGCTACTGCAGATAATCAATTAGTAATTGGTTCTAGTGCTTATCCTGCTGGAGCAATTACTACAGAAACAATTACACCTAACAGAACTTGGACTGTTAAAATAAACGGAGCTAATTACAAAATACCTTTATTAACAATTTAATATTTTAAATAATGGATATTTTAAATTTTATTTCATGGGCAAAAGAAGGTACTGTAGTTTCTACAGTACCTAGTCCATCTCAAGCATTAATCCCTGTAGGTTTATATGACTCACGTAGAGGTGATAACTATCTACCATCAACTATATCAGTAACTGATTTATTAGCTTTATCACCAGGTTTACCTAGTTTTATTCAATATAATGAAACTAATAAAACTCTTTGGGTAAATGGTAAAGGTGATAGTTATACAAATACAACTTATGGTGAAGGTGCTTTAGGTTCTAATACAAGTGGAATTTGGAATACTGCAATTGGTCTTGATTCATTATCATATAACTCATCAGGTCAATTTAATGTTGCTCTTGGACGTGCATCATTACAAAACAATTATGATGGTAGTTATAATACGGCTTTAGGATCAAATACATTACAAAACAATACTTCTGGTTCTCAAAATACAGCAATAGGAAGTGATGCATTACAGAATAATGTAACAGGTGGGCAGAATACAGCATTAGGTCATGAATCTTTATATTCAAATAGTACAGGTACTCTTAACACAGCTGTAGGTAGAAGATCATTATTTTCAAATACCACAGGTTCGGCTAATGTAAGTATTGGTAATTATGCAGGTTTTGTAAACACCACAGGAAGTAGTAATGTTTATATAGGTTTTTTATGTGCTGAAAATGTTACAACTGGTAATTTTAATGCAATAGTTGGTTCTTATGGTATGGATGGTAGTAATTTAGGAAGTAATAATAGCATATTAGGTTATCAGGCTACAAACTTAGGAAGCAATAGTTGTGTGATTTTAGGAAGACAAGCTGTAGCTACAGCAAGTAATCAATTTGTTGTTGGTTCCACAACTTATAATGCAGGAGCTGTGACAACAGAAACTGTAGCATCAACAAGAACCTGGACTGTTAAAATTAATGGTGTAGATAGAAAAATTTTATTAGCTTAGTAAAAAATAAATATGTACTTATATTATGAAAATTACATTTGAAATACCAAAAGAAGTAACAGTAGTTCAAGAATTAAGAAAAACTATTGAAGAAGTAACAATTGATGTAGTTGTTGATGATTACTCTAAAAAAGAAGTAAGAGCTTACACTAAAGAATTAGGTACTATAATTCTTTGGAAGGATGCTGCCTATGATACAATTGGTCAATGGACTGATGCTGATGTAATTCAAAGAATTACAGAACTTTATGTTTAATTAAAAATAAAAAAATAAAATGTCAGTAGAAAACAAATTTGTAGAAGAAGTAACAGCTGAACAAGCAGCACAGTCTGTATTAGCAGCTTATGATAGTGTTAACTTAATTGCAGAATTAAGAGCAAAAGCAGAATTATCTGAAGAGGAATCTGCAACTGTAACACGTAATGTAGAGCATATCTCTATTATGTTAGGTAAAGAATGGTTTGTTAATGCTTTAACTACAGAACAAAAATCTGAGTTAGATGCATTGATTTAAATATTAAATTTTATATATTTACATTTTAAAACATAAACCAAATAAATTTATTATGACACCAACTGAAGCAGTTAAAACACTTGAGCAAGCACTGAATGCAGCTACACTTAAAGGAGTATATACATTAGCAGACACAAACCAAGTATTGGTTGCGTTAAATGTAGTACATGGTATAATACCAGTTGAACCAACTTTAGAAGTTGTAGAGGAATAGTCTTTGCTTGACTCCTTCTGACCCTAGATTAACTTCTGGGGTTTTTTGTTTTTGTCAATTTTTTTGATTATATTAAATCATATAGTCTAAATATTTTTGTCATGTCAATAGGAAATTTAAAGGATACAGGAAATATGGGTAACAACTTTCCTTATCAATATAAGGTATTAAGTGGGTTACAAGGAATTATTGATGCCATTACCGGAGGTGGTGGTGGAGGGGGAAGTAATGTAACTATTGTAAATCCTCTTGGACAAAAAACAATGGCTGCAAGTTTATCTGTTGTACTTGCTTCAAATCAAGCAGGTGTGGCAAGAACTCCTGGATTTATAAGAGCAACTGGTTCGGGAGCAATTGGGGTTATAACTTATAGCGCATCTGTTTCAAATGTAGGTGCTGCTAATGGAACTTTTTTAGGTGTTACAATTAAACCAGGAGAAACTCTTAACTTTAGTGCAGATGCGATAAATAATTATTATGCTTCTGGTGTGTTTACTTACAATGGTACAGGAACAGAATTAGTAATAATATATAATTCATAATGAGTACTGCAATAACTACATTTAGTGGAGCTAACAGTTCGTTATTGGGTAATAACCCAATGCTTGCTGATGCCTTTGGTAGACTAAGGGTATCTAATCCATTAACTTTATTTGATTCTTCTCATAGATATAGAGATAATGGTTTATGGAATACAGCTACTACAAATGGAGGAACTGCTGTTTTTAGCCCAAATGAAGGGGTTGTAAATCTTAATGTAAACAATACAAGTGGATCAGAAGTATTGAGAGAAACTGCAAAAGTATTTTCTTATCAACCAGGTAAGTCATTGATGGTGATGAATACTTTTGTCATGGCTCCTGCTCAAACTAATTTGAGACAGAGAGTTGGCTATTTTGGTACAGACAATGGAATATATATTCAGTTAAATAATAATATAGTAAGCTTTGTAGAAAGAAGTTTAGTAACAGGAATTGTTAGTGAAACTGTTGTAAATCAATCTGCATGGAACGTAGACAAACTAAATGGTTCTGGATTATCTGGAATCACTTTAGATATAACTAAAGCTCAAATTCTTTTTATGGATATTGAGTGGTTAGGTGAAGGAACAGTTAGAATAGGTTTTGTAATAGACGGTGAGTTTATTGTTTGCCATAAATTCAATCATGCCAATCTAATTACAACCACTTATATTACTACAGCTTCATTACCATTAAGATATGAAATCACAAATACTGGGGCTACAGCAATAGCTAGTACATTAAAACAAGTATGTTCTACTGTTATATCTGAAGGAGGTTATGAATTAAGAGGAGCACAACAAGCTATTGGTACTCCAATACTTACTCCAAGAACATTTGCTGCGGCAGGAACATTCTATCCTATTGTAGGAGTAAGACTTATACCAACTAAACTAGATGCTATTGTAATAATTACTGCTGTATCTTTATTAGGGTTAGGTAATGGTAAAAACTATGCTTGGAGAGTTGTTCAAACTGCAACTATAACTGGTGGTTTATGGACTCCTCTTGGAGTAGATTCTGCTGTTGCATATAACTTAACAGGTACATCAGCAACAGGTGGTAGAGTATTAGCACAAGGATATGTAAACTCTTCTAATCAAGGATCGCCAAGTATCAATATATTAAAAGAAGCTTTGTTTGCAACTCAATTAGAAAGAAATAGTTTTACGGGTGTA